AAAGTCTCTTCTATAGTCGCCTTCGCTAATACATTTTTCATTACAGAAATAGTTTTGAGTTCATTACCAGGTTTAATCAGTAAGTTCTCATTTATCTCTGAGAAGTTTTTCAAAACTTCAAAAGTGTTTTTGCTTATTTGCATAATATAGTCCTCATTAGTTTTCTAAAGTTGATAGTAAGATAATACAATAATGTACTATCTTATACAAGTCTTTTTTGTTCATTCCTTCTTTTTTGCCAAACCTTTGTGCATACTTAATAATATTACCTATACAGAAACCTTCGGCATGACCGCAATCTACAATGAACTCGGTAGATTGAAATTTGTTTTTAGAATAATGGGCATCGTAAGTTCCATTAATATGTTCCATTATATCTTCGAATATCTTATCTTCACTAAACTTATATTCAATTTTATCTTGTAATTTTTTCAAATTAATAACCTCATATTAAAAAAGTGGGAGGGCATTGCACCCTCCCTATGATGATAAAGGTGATACTTTTATCTTATGCAGTTCTTAATGCTTTAAAACCTGCTTTGATAATTTCTCTTGATGGAGTACCAAGTCTATATGAAACGACATTGCTACCCTTCTTAGTATTACCGTAGATACAGTAACCTTGGTCTCTCAAATCGTAAACCCTAGCAGACATTCGATTTACACCGAACTTCTTCTCTGCCTGAGCGGCAGTTAGAGTTCCACCTTTTTGAAAGAAATTAAGCAACTTATTAAGTTGACTTTTTGTTTTTGCTGGCATCATAATGCTCCTTTATAATGTTGAACGAGGAGGTTGTCCTCCTCGCTATATTCAAGTTCATAATAAACTTAAAACGGTGCTTTGTCAATCTCTACTTTAGGATTGACTACACTTTCGCCATCAACTGATGGATCAGTTTGAATGGCATCGGCATCGACCTTTGTGTAAAGGTCTTTAAATGATGACTTTGTTTCGTCATCAAATCTGTTAATGCACAATTCAATCGCTTTCATTTTATTGCCAAACATGGCATATGCCTTAGCGATATGAACAAGTCTTCTAGTGGCAATGATTTCATCAATGCCTCCATCTAGAAAAGTTTTTCTGATAATGTCTGCCCACTTGGTTAACTTGTCGGCAAAATCTTCATCAGGTTTCCCAGCAGATGCTAATTCTTTAGTGAGAATTTTTTTCTCAATAGCAACTGAAGGATACTCTTGTTCGATTGTGATAGGAAATCTCTCAAGGAATGCTTCATTAAGTACATTCGTTCCGATAAATCTACCATCTTCACTACCTTTACCTTTTGTATTAGCAGTTGCGATAATCTGAAAACCAGGTGCTGGTTCTACAAACTGATTTATCTTTTTAAGAAGAACACCCTTACCTTCGAGGATAGGTTGAATACACATAATCTTATTAGATGCTAAGTCAACTTCATCTAAAAGAAGTACGGCACCTTTCTTCATTGCTTGAACAACGGGACCATCAAACCATACGGTCTCGCCATCTTGCAATCTGTAACCTCCGAGTAAATCATCTTCATCGGTTTCAATAGTTATGTTAACTCTAAAAAACTCTCTATTGAGTTGGGCACATACTTGCTCAACCATCATAGTCTTACCATTACCAGAGAGACCAGTAATAAAGACAGGATAGAACATTTTAGATTTTACGATACTCTTAACATCACTAAACTGCCCGAAAGGAACATAGTTAGTATATTTGCTAGGTATCAAATTCATGATAGTAGTATCTGCTACTGATATTTTTTTCTTCATAGCAGGTGCCTCTTCTACAGTATTTATAGGAGAGTTGGCAACTTCATGACCAGTCGCTTGAAGAGGAGTACCCTCAACAGGCATCTGATAAAGACCTTTGCCTAATTTAAATTGGTCACTATTAACTAACCAATATGGGAACGGAACTTTATGCTTTTTATGTACTGCAATCAGTTCAGACCTTTTTAACTGAGTACCGTATTCTGATACTGCTAAGTCAACAAAGGATTTTTGTTTATCATCTAACATCATATAGATATCACCTTTCACATTGTTTTCTTTTTTCATCATATAATTCATATTAACATTTTTATATTGAGTTTGTCAAGGGTTATTCCGGTTTTTTTTAATTTTTTTTTCGTCATTTTCCCTATATATTCCGTCATTTTTTAGGCGGCAATATTCTCAATAAACTTGTTTAGCATAATTCTAGATTGCAATTTGCCTTTACTTGCTTTTTTGAAGGCACTTTGGATCTGACTTTTTTTAGCATCTGATTGTAATTCATCTAGAACTGAACTATTATCAACATGCAAATCTTTACCCCCTTGCACTACAAACAAGGTATCAAGACCGCTAACAGTAGAAGCAAAAAATTTGTTTTTCTTAACATACTTTTTGAAATCATCTGAATATCTGATTTTTGCTTTTTTCATATTAGGGCAACCCTGAGCATCCCAATATGCATATTCTAAATCTCTTCTAGAGGCAACAAAGAAACCAATCATATTAGCACCAGTAACTTGTTTTACTGCTAGGTACAACTTCTTGGTAAAATCTGCTCTTCTATAATATTTGCCTTTAGATAAATCAGATATCTCAACTCTAGACTTTTTATCTCTGATAACTGCATTAGTATACCCAACATCTTTAGCGGTCATCGTGCCGTTCTCAATAGCGAACTTACCTTCTAGACAATGACTAGAACCATCAGTTAAGAATACTGCATTCATAATTTGAACTTTATGCTTAGTTTGAAAATCTTGTATCATATACTTAGAACATACGATTGCATCATTCAAAGGTGTCTGCCCTAGGTAATAACTGCTAGGCAAATCGAAATAACAAAAGTCGCCTTCATATCTTTTATCGTGTGAGTAGATATTCATTAAAGCAACTAAACACTCAAATGCTTGGTTGTATTGAGCAGTATTACAATCACTAGTAATCAACTCTAGAAGTGAAAACTTGTAAGGGTGAATAATCATCTCATTCAAGTTTTTAGATTGTGCATCAATATTATTAACATTTGCATACTCACTAGAATATTTTCTATAGTGAGAACTAAATGCATAAACACTAAAAGGTATGTTTACTTTTTTACAGAATAGAACTAAGTTTAACAACTGCATGATAGTACCTTTCATATTATCATGCATACTGCCTGACCAATCAAGATAGAAAATCATACCGTGATTTTTAGCATCAGGAGTAGTCATTACTTTTTGAAACAAGTCTTCATTGTACTTGTAAGAAAATAACTTGTTAGTATTGATAACACCAGTTTTGCTCTCACTTGCTCTGGCATAACTATCTGCCGCTTTTTTCATTTCAAATTCTTTGTGCAAGTAATTAACAACTTTCTGGTTGTCATCTTTAAATTTCTTAGCATTTCTCTGAAGAATGCTTTTATAGTCATTGTTAGTTTGTGCCCAATATTGAGTTAACTCTTTAATAACTGTAGCATTGTCAACAATGAACTTTTTATAATCTAAAGTTTTAGGGAAATCGCAATAGTCAAAAATCTTGCTTTCATCATCTTCTAATTGTTCTTTTAGAGATTGTTGACTTGCAGTATCAGTAATCGACTTAGCACCTGGTTTAGTTGCCTCATCGGTATCTGATTGTTTGCCTTTGTTCTTATTATCTTCGGTAGCAGTTTTAGAACTATCATCATCTGATTTTTCATCATCTGAATTTTCGTTGCTAGTAGTATCTGCTTTTTCTTCTTGGTCAGTTTCAGTAGTATCGTTATCGGTACTATCGCCAGCACCCATATTATTTTTTTCTTCTTCTTGATTTTCTTCTTGTGTAGAAGTTTCTGATTGCTCTACTTCGACACCATTCTCATCTTGCTTAATAGTATAAGCGGAAACATCTTTACCTTCTTTTTCTTTTTCTTCTAACTCTTTACCACAATAGTCAAAAAGGTCTTTAGAAATTTTTAGAACTTCATCAAAAGTTTTGCTAGTCATCATAGCATCAAAAAACTTTTGTTCAGTTTCATTGAACTCAATATCAATTTGAGTACCTAATTTTGCTTTAAGATTTAATCTATCAATAAGCAATAAAGAATTAACATCTTTATCTTTAATGCTGAAGAAATCTTTTTCTTTTAACTGAGAGTAACCTTTGTAGAAATCTTTTTTAAGACCAGGATACTTATCTTGAATAAATCTCTCAATTCTAGCATCTTCAACTACATTGACAAAAGAGTGAAAGTTTTTGTCTTTAACTGGATATTGCTCATGACCATCTGAAGGAGTATATAAAGCATGAGAAACTTCATGCCCTACGAATAAATCGTACATCTCATTAGTCATATCTTTATATTGAGGGCAGACTAAAATTCTGTTTTTTACATCGAATTGTGCAGTTTGCACATTAGCAAATTCTACAGTAATATTTTCTGTAGCAAGTAATTTTGCTAGACTTGATTTGGTATTTTGTATATTCATATTTTCACTCTTTATCATCATTATATAATCATATTAGCACGAAACAGTTTTATATGTCAAGAAAAAAATGCATTAAAAAACCTAGTAAAATCAACGATTTATAAAATATTTGCAACAAAGGCGGCAAAATAAATCAGAAAAACTAGGAATAAATAGCATCCTAACATGAAAACTAGAAAATATACGAACCACTTACCTAAT